GACTACATCCTACCCCACACATCCCCCCCCCGGGGTGGGAGTGAGTAGTGAGTAAATTTTAACCGATCGGTGATAAAAAATATCAGAACGCGGTTTTGAGTGGTAAAAGTACCCCCGAGACGGGGTCTAAAATCGATTCTTTGGTACCTAGAATCAATTTTTTTTCTTTTTGGAATGGTTTGGTATGTCCTCGAGTTTTTCAATCGTTTTTGGCGCATCCTAGAACTCCGAGCTCCTGGGGCGCTGCGCGTAGACCCTGATTAGTAGGTAGAAGTTATTGATTTATAAGGCAGAAAATATAGGGTGGATACCCCTCTTAAAATTCTCCTATATATTAGGCGAGATTTTTTCGATCATGCCCGTTCGTAGGAAAACGACGGGGATCTTGATGTTAATAAAAACATTATATGATATCCGCTAAGTGAGAAAATCTGGAAACCCGCATGGATATTGGGTTTCCGAGTACGTGACTAATTGCTCAAAAATTAGGCAATTTTTGTCGTTTTGCCTGTGGATAACTTTTAAAAAATGGACGAAAAAATGGGTGTTGTAAGAATGCAACAACCCCTCAAAAATAAATCCGCAATCGCATTAGGGTCAATTTATTTTCGTTTAGCTATTGCAAAACTTTTTTCGTCGGTGCTAAAATATGGGTTCCAATAACCAATCAAGGAGAAAAGAAAATGACAGAGGAAGAACAGATCAGTCAGCGCTTGGTAGTGCTCACAGCACTCACCGCAGCGCAGATCCAGCACGGAGGTGTTAAGAGTGTAGGCCCTGATGCGATGGCTACGCTGGGGATGCTAGCCGGCGCATTGGTCTATACAAACCGCAAGAACCAACAGGTGTTTTCGAGGGCCATCGAAGAACTAGAGGCTGAAGAAAGCCACAGGAGAGAGGCCGCAGCAGCAGAAGCGGAGGCCGCAGCCCAGGATATCTTCCGCAAAATGAAGGGAGGCGAGTAATGGACGACGAACAGAGAGCAAGCCTTGAAGAGCTCTTCCACGACGCGGAGGAGTATGGCTTCAAGACTGTCGATATCACTGTTATACAGGAGGATATCGGCGCAAAGTGTACGATGACAAACGTTCCGGTATCCACCTTACTGGCAACGTTGAATTTTGAAAGATTGACTTTAGTAAGTTGGAAGGCGACTCTGCCGCTGCGAGCTACACCGCAGCAAATTGAGGCTGAAGCGAAACGGGTAGGGTTTACCCATGTTAACCTTGTGATGCGCGAAAAGTACACCGACCGCAAGGTGGCCGTAAACGAATACCCGGTGGGTAAGCTGTCCGAATTGGAGGGAGCCGTGATAGAAAAGTGGGAAATATCGACCTTCGGGGACGCCGAAACAAAACCCCACCCTCACTACTTCAAAGATGTCCGGCACCTGGGTTTCATTGACGTATACCGAGTGCTCGACCTGTTTGAAGTTACAGACCCATGCATCACGCACGCGGTCAAGAAGTTGCTGGTGTCGGGCAAACGAGGTGGGGGCAAGGATAGGGATCGCGACATACAAGAAGCGATCGATAGTTTAGAACGATACAAAGAAATGAGGAGAGAAGAAAATGGAAAACAGGACAGGTAAATTGTACCGGGTCGTAAAGGTGGACTCTGCGGTAAGTTGGCATGTAAAAGAGGGGGACGTCGTCCAGTTGGTGTACGACGACGGCTCAGACCGCCCAAAGTTCCGCGCGAACGGAGTAGAGCTCTGGATATACATGAGCCAACTTGCGCCGTTGCACGAGGAAGCGCAACCTTTTGATCCGGTGCCGTGGTTCTGCGGCGCAGTTTTAATAACGTACCTTATCGTTGAATATATCGGAGGGGGTATTGGGTTATGACACCCGCAGAGAAATTAGGGTTTGTGGTCGGTGGCACCTACGTGGTCAAGGAGGGTAATCCACAGTTAGACATAAAACCCGGGGACAAGCTAGTGTTTGATGATGACGACGGGACAGAATACCCCTGGTTTTATCGGAGCAGGGCAACAAGGCTCTTCTCTGGCCCTAGCATCGTGGCGGTATCACTAACCTGTTTCGAGTCACATAATGATTTGACGTGTAAGTAATTTGGTAGTAGTCTACGCGCATGACAGTGGACTACTACCGAGACGACGACGACTTCGGCGATCTGTTCGGAGCGTTACCCAATCAGCTATCCGCCGAAGAGGCTAGATGGCTCGACGTATTTAAGAAAACTCGCGGCGATAAGGCCGCAGCCGATGCAGCAACAGGATACCCTTTCCGCACAAAGCAACCAAGCCAGCGACTCGAGTACGAGATCCGCGAGTATCGGGAATTCCACCGAACTAATCCGTTAGAACGGGTGCGCAGGATCGTTGACGAGACTGCGGACATAGCGTTCGTCGATATCCGGGAACTGTTCGACGCCGACGGTAATCTACTACCTGTGCATAAACTGCCGAAACATGTCGCCGCAGCCGTGGCAGCGGTCGACGTAGTCACATCTAATGGCGGCGCAGCCGTGCTCAAATACAAGTTCCACCCAAAACTCACCGCACTAGAGTCGTTAGCGAAAAAGGAAAATCTGTACAAGGACAACAACAAGATCGAAGCTGAAATCAAGACCGAGGAAGTCGGTGATAGCAGCCGCGATCTGGCTCGCCGGCTAGCGTTTGTGTTACGCAACGGACTCGAGCAACCGAACTCGCAAGAGTGAAGCACCGTAGCAACTATATAACTTCATAAAGGAGCATCACCATGTCACGAATATTAAAATCAGTTGTAGGCCGAATGCTCGGCCTCGATCACAACAAGGCGTTGATCGTACCGAAAGGGCTGATCAGCGGCGAACACGGTAAACAATTAGCAGCGCCGGCACCGAACAAGGTTGTCCTATTCGACGACTTCACAAACGGTCTCAACACCGGCACTTGGCTGGCAACCGAGGGCACTGACTCAGCAACATCGGCAGCCGCGATACTGTCCGGTGGTATTGGCGGTGTATTGCGCCTGACTACTGGCGATGCTGGCACTGGCCTGGCGGCAGATACGGAACAGATCACGCAAAACTCATTAATGTGGCAAGCCAGCAACGGCGGACTGGTGTTCCAGACCCGCGTAAAACTGTCAGCTATCACTGAATGTTACGTGTTCCTGGGTTTCACTGACACGGTAGCGGCAGCGCTTGAAGCGCCGATCATGTCCGCCGGATCCGCTAACACGCTGACATCGAACGCGACCGACGCTGTCGGGTTTATGTTCGACACCCGCATGACCGACGACAAATGGTGGGCAGTTGGTGTTGATACTGACGTAGACGCAACCGCGTACAACACAACTTACGCACCGGTAGCAGATGACTACGAAACGTTCCGCATCGAGCTCGACACGAGTGGCAACGCAACGTTCTTCCGCAACGGCCTGCAGGTGGGCCCTGTTATGAGCAACGCGGTTGCACCCGGCACCGACCTGACTGCAGTGGTTACCGTGTCGAAGACAGCTACCGCAGCCAGCATGACCATGGACGTAGATTACATCCACGTTGCAATGGATCGTGCAGCAGACGGCGGCGCAGTGTAATAGCTCCCTGACCCCCGAAAGGGGGTCTTTGCTGACTTATTGAGGGCACAATAATGGGAAGACCGAAGAAAATTATAGCAACAGATGCACCACTGGAAACGAAGGAAGTCCTACCGAACCCGTTCGGCACCGAGGTCACGCTGATCTGGATCGAAAGGCTTGAGCGTTTGTATCAACTGCCGCTCAGTCACCAGGGCGTACCCGAGCGGATCCAGGTCTATCTTGACCGAATCGAAAGGGAAACCGGCACCAGGCCGACAACGTGGGAAGCGTTGCAGCAACTTAAACAGGATATCAAGGGGTAAATATGAGCGCACATCCAAGACAGCGCAACGGCGTTATAAACGTCATTGCGAACCCCGCCTCAGCGGCTACAGCGGAGCTAGTAGCAGCAGCAGGGTCGGGTAAAAAGATAGAAGTGGTGTCGTTGAAGGTCGTATCGACCGCAGCGAACACCGTAACATTCAAATCAGCAACGACAGCAATCGGTCCAGCCGATGACCTCGCAGCAAACGGGGGTTATGTTTTGCCGTACAACGAAAATGGCTGGATGCGTACCGCCGCGAACGAGGCGCTGAATGTAACGTTATCAGCAGCTAGTAAGGTCGCGATACATCTTCAGTACAGGTTGACGACATAATGGCTACGACACGTATAGACGCGGTGCTCGACGCCGTAATCAACGATACACAACCCAAATCGGAGTTACAGGCCCATCCGGTAGAAGTTGTTGTTGGTAAGTCCCTGCACGCGGTCAAAGCACTACGCGCAGCCTCGCGACTCTCGAGGCTTATGACAGCGCCGCGCACAGCCGCAGTAGACCAAGCGGTGAAACTTCATCAGCAGATCCTGTTCGATCTAGGTTTCCGCAGCCCAGCAACTCTCAAAGAATGTAACGAACTACTAGCGAGATTAGGAGGTACTGAATAATGGCTACTACGTTAAACTTATTCGACAACTGGAGAAAGATCGTGGCCGACCCAACACGGGCGGCAGCGATATCAGGCACTCTTAAGATGGCTTTATTTGCCTCATTCTCGCCGAACCAGAACACCTACGACTATTACGACGACTGTACACCGGGTACGAACGAGGTAACGGGGTCGAACTACACAGCACGGGGGAACGCGCTGGCGACTCCAACATGGACAGGACCTGACGGGTCGGGCGTGTTGACTTTCGACGCGACGGATCCGACAACCTGGAGTCAACACGCATCGGGGTTCAGCAACGCGCGGCGAGCGATAATCTATTACGACACCGGCGTTAATAGTACTTCGACTCTGGTAGGGTATACCGACGACTTTGGCGCGGATGTGGGTAACGTCGCGGGAGATCTCGCTATAACTCTCAACGCCTCTGGCATCTATACGTCACCACGATAATGGCTAACATTACATTTACAAAAGTGTATGAGTGTGCAGCAGGAGATCATTTACGTCTTGCTGTCACAGGCGATGTTCCTGCTCAGGATGTTAGTATATATTTACCAGATCTAACTGGTTCTATTACAGATGAAGAAAAACAGGCGTTTCTTAAAGTGTTATTACGTGTTGCACGTATTGGACGCACACAAACCCAAATTAAAACTGCCTTAACTAACGGGTATACCCTCACAATATGAGTCAATTACTAATCCCTGGAGGGTTAACTCGGCTACCTACTGTGCCGTTTAACGGTGCAGGTACTAATGCTACAAGTACACTCAATGTTACCGGAGAGACTTGTGTATTTGCTAGTAGTATTATTTTAGAAAACCCCCTAGGAGGTAGTAAAACCATTTCAGCAGCAGGGGGAGGTAGTATTGTTTGGTCGGCTGGGCCAGTTACTTTTAGTAGTGGCAGTAGCACATTCAAAATTGGGTTACAGGATGTAAGTACCGCGGCATCTCCCACACAAGGAGATGGAACTTTTGATGTAGTAGCTAGTTTTACAGGTGGCGGTGGGGGAATTACAGCATCAGCAGTTAATACCTCAGTTATGACAACAGGCACAAAAACAATAGCACATGGAGATTTAGTTGCGATAGTTTTTGAATTTACCGCAAGAGCGGGATCCGATACTATCGGTGTCAGAGCGATAAACACTGCTACTACATGGATACCAAGTAATGGCTTCCCTACGGTAACTGATAATACTGGGGGAACCTATGCTAGAGTTTCTGGAGCAATACCACTGGCACAAATAGTATTTGACGATGGAACACTTGGTTGGTTTTATGGCGCATCATTTTTTAATTATAATACGACTCCTACATCTGTAACAATTAATAGTGGCACAGCTACCGCTGATGAATATGGAACCTATCTAAATTACCCGTTTACTTATTACGCTGTTGGAGTGCAATGCTTTGTTAACTTATCAGGAACCAGTGCAGATGTAGAATTGTTGTTATACTCAGATCCATTAGGAACACCCGTTGTTGAGCGGACTATTACACTAGATGCTACTCAATCACCAGCCGTAGCAACACAACTAAATAATGTGCTCCTATTTTCTACACCCATATTGTTAAAAGCCAATACACCGTATGCAGTTACTCTACGGCCTACCACAGCCAACAACATAACTATGTATTATAGAGAAGTGGGCACTGTTGCCCAAGGAGATGGTTCTGAGATTGGAACATATTGCTATGCAGTTCGACGATTGGATAATACAGGAGCTTTTAGTGATTATAATGGTGGTACAGCTAAAACACGTATTATGTCTATAGGTTTAGTAGGTACTCAAATGGAACAAGGAGTTAACATGTGTAGCGGACAAGTAGGAGTGTTTTAATGGCTAACAGTAATCCACCAAAGAAAAATCAGGCATTCGTCACTTACATTTGTTTACGAGATGCAACTGACAATCTTTCCCTAAAATCTACTCCAACAATAGCTGCGGGTGATTTTAAAATATCAAAGGATGGAGGCGCATTTGCTAACTTAGGCACCTTGCCTACTAATACACCAGCTTCCTCTGTATCAGTAAAACTTGATTTATCAGCAACAGAGATGAATGCTGATAATGTATTAATAACCTGGGTAGATCAAACAAGTACCAAAGAATGGGCTGATGGATGGCTTGAGATAAACACCACGGCATAGAAATTAAATGGATGGCATATATTTTGGTAGTTATGTCGCCCCCTCAGGGGCAACGACGATCGATTTGTCGGCGGCATCTTTTAGCTTCAGTGCCAAAACTATACAGAATACTCTCACCGCAAGTGTAACAAGTCCAACGTTTACTTTCAGTGCCAAAACTCTACAGAATGCGCTCACCGCAGGTATGTCGGCGGCATCTTTTAGCTTCAGTGCCAAAACCCTACAGAATGCGCTCACCGCAAGTGTAACAAGTTCAACGTTTACTTTCAGTGCCAACACCCTACAGAATGCGCTCACCGCAGGTATGTCGGGACCGACGTTTAGCTTCAGTGCCAAGACGCTACAGAATACTCTCACCGCAAGTGTAACAAGTCCAACGTTTAACTTCGACGGGCAGGACATCGTCCGGGGAGCGGTTTGGTTCTTAAGCACGGCTTCCTTCGGGTTCGACAGCACGAATGTAGCAATATCCCAGACGGTAAAACCGTCAGCAGCAGCCCTCAACCTATCACCGAACGCGCAAAACCACACGGTAAGTGTGCAACAGGATTCCCCACCGACGTTTGACTGGGTGGGGCAGCCCCTGCAGAACACAACGATGCTGCCGCTGTCGGTTCCGACTTTCGGCTTCATAGGCAAAGCGATCGAGTATGTTTCGGGGGCAACATACCCGCTCACCGCAGCAATATTGAGCCTTTCGGCGAAAAACCCAGTACCTACCCTGACGATACAGCTGACGGCTGCTACCTTAAATATGCAACCGGCGGGTAATCTTGAATTGTTACAGGATGGCGTTCCAATGGTAGGACCGCTGCGTTTACTGCCGCAGGTCGGAGTAGGGCTGTAACATGCGCACCGACGACCTATTATCGATACTGGACAATCTCAACCCAAACGACCGCAAGGAGGCGATATCAATCGCTACAGCGGTCACGGATCACATGCCCTGGGTACCAAACCCTGGGCCGCAGACCGAAGCGTTCTTCAGCAAAGCTGACGAAGTGTTTTACGGAGGCCAAGCCGGGGGCGGTAAAACTGATCTGCTTCTCGGGCTGGCGCTTACCGCTCACACGAAATCGCTTGTGCTGCGACGCACGAATCGAGAGGTCAACGGCCTTGTGGAGCGTATGACCGAGATCCTGGGCGCACGCGAAGGGTACAACAGCCAAACAGGGTTGTGGCGCTGGCGTGATAAACTGATCGAGCTCGGCGGATGTCAGCTCGAGGAAGACAAACAAAAGTACAAGGGCAACGCAAAAGACCTGTATTGTTTCGACGAACTGTCAGACTTCACCGAATCACAATACGTGTTCATTACCGGATGGAACCGATCGACCTTACCCGGGCAACGATGCCGGATCATAGGTGCAGGGAATCCGCCTACGAGACCTGAGGGGCAATGGGTCGTGCGCCGTTGGGCAGCATGGCTCGACCCAAGGCACCCGCGCCCCGCAGAACCCGGTGAACTGAGATGGTATACGACGAACAACAAGGGCGAGGAGGAAGAGGTGGACGGCCCAGGACCGCATTACCTCGACGGAGACCGCCCGCTGTATGCACGTTCAAGAACGTTCATACCGGCGCAACTGGCCGACAATCCGGATCTGATGGACACCAATTACCAAGCGAGTCTCGATTCGCTACCAGCAGAACTCAGAGCGGCGTACCGTGACGGTAATTTCCACACCGGGTTCGCTGACGATCCTTACCAACTGATCCCGTCGGACTGGATCAACGCGGCGCAGATGCGCTGGCGAGAACACCCACCGGCTGGTATACCAATGTGTGCGATCGGTTGCGACGTAGCAGTATCAAAAGACAAATTCGTCATCGCTCCGAGGCACGATTCGTGGTTCGCGAAGCCTGTCGTGATACCTGGGCGCGAGGTAGCGGACGCAAAACAAGCAGCCGGCAGGATCATCGCGCTACGACGGGATAACGCAAAGGTGATCGTCGACGTGGGCGGGGGATGGGGTGCGGATTGCTATGGCCAGTTGACCGCGAACGGCATTGATTCGCTTGCATACATGGGGGTGAAAGCCTCGAAGCGCAAAACCCTGGACGGCAAATTCGGATTCGCAAACGTGCGTACTGAAGCGTTGTGGAAACTGCGCGAGGCGCTCGATCCGTCACAACCGGGTGGTGCTACGATGCAACTACCACCTGGATCGACACTGCGTGCAGATCTGTGCGCGCCGCACTACGAGGTACGGAAACAGGGAGACATGGTGATTCTGGTAGCCGAGAGCAAGGAAGATGTCCGTGATCGATTAGGCAGATCTCCGGATGAGGGCGACGCGATCGTCATGTCCTGGTATGATGGCTACCGTTCGCAGAATATACAGGGCGGCTGGCAGGAGAACATGACAAATTACGGTAAGAGACAAGTGTCAGTCAACCGCGGTAAGAGGTATAAATAAAGGAGAGCTATGAAGGCCTTAAAGATCATAACCTTAGCGTTATTAGCGAGCGTCGCCGCCGTAGTGCTTATGGCGCTGGCATTCACTTTTGGCTCGTTTCTGACGAGCGTATTCCAATCGATATAGGAGGAAACAAATGGGCGGAATGTTCAGTAAACCAAAGATGCCACCACCCCCTAAAGTAATCCCGATGGCGGATCCGATGGCGACAGCAGCAGCAAAGCGTCGTTCGATACAGAAACAACAAGCGGGAAAAGGGCGTCAGTCAACGATCCTATCCCAAGGCGATAAACTCGGAGGATAAAATGTCTCTCGAATTCCTGCTGCACCAAGGCAACAAATTGTTTGAGGAGAAAGCCCCGCTGCTCCGGCTGTGGCAGGAAATAGCGGAGAACTTCTACCCCGAACGCGCTGATTTTACAACCCAACGCAGACTTGGTACCGACTTAACCCCTGGCATATCGGCGAGCACGCCTTTGTTAGTACGTCGGGAGTTGGGCAACGCGATCAGTACCATGCTGCGTCCCACGAATAAGAGCTGGATGCACCCTCGGGTGCAAGGCTACGATAAAAAAAGTCACGAGGCCAAAATCTGGTTGGATGAAGCGGAGCGGGTGCAACGCACAGCGATGTACCACAAACCTACCGGGTTCGCGAAGGCAACGAAACAGGCCGACAATGATTTCATAACCTTCGGGCAAGCGGCGATGCAGATCACGCTCAATCGGAATCAAAGCGGGTTGCTCTACAGAACATGGCACTTGCGTGATATGGCGTGGTGCGAGGACGAAGAGGGGGTGATCGACACTGTCTACCGGAAATGGACTGACGTAACCTTGGCGTCCCTCAACCAGATGTTTCCTAAGACGATGCCTCAGCAATTGAAGGAAAAGATGGCGAAGTCGCCCTATGACAAGGCAACCATCTGGCACATAGAAGTGCCTGCGCATATCTACAACGCCAGGGATAAACGCGGGGATCGGTTCCCGATGGTGTCGCTTTACGTCGAGATGGAAACTAAAACAGTGTTAGAAGAGGTCTGGATACCTGAGTGTACATACATCATCCCGCGTTGGTATACGATCTCAGGATCTCAATATGCGTTCTCACCGGCAGTAGTCATCGCAACACCGGATGCGCGAACCCTGCAAGAAATGATGGTGACTTTGCTCGAGGCGGGGGAGAAGGCGGTGACCCCGCCGATGCTGGGCGTGCAGGGCGCTTTGCGCAGCGACGTGAACGTGATGGCCGGAGGTCTGACTTGGGTTGACCGTGAATACGACGAGCGCCTGGGCGAGGTTCTGCGCCCGTTGACACAGGATACGAGCGGGATCCCGTTGGGCTTCGAAATGCACGACAGGATCAAAAACGATCTGTATGAAGCGTTCTACCTTAACAAGATCCAATTGCCACCACCGGTGCCGAATATGACAGCATACGAGGCGGGAGAGCGGGTGCAGGAATACATACGCGGTGCATTGCCTTTATTCGAGCCAATGGAAATCGAGTACAACGGCCCTTTGTGCGAGAAGAGCTTCACCCTGATGCTGCGCAATGGTGTGTTCCAACAGTATGTCGGACCTATCCCCGAGGATCTGCAGGGCGAAGAAGTCAAGTTCGAATTCGAATCCCCACTACACGACGCAATCGAGAAGGCCAAATCCCAGAAATACCTGGAAGCTATCGCAACAGTGGCGCAAGCAGCCTCGGCAGATCCGGCTGCGATCCACTTGATCGACGTACAGAAAGCTACCCGCGAGGCATTGCTAGCGTCAGGAGTACCACCGGGATGGTTGAGATCCGAGGGCGACGTGGAAGATATTGTGGCCGCAGAACAGCAACAACAGCAAATAGCGCAGTTATTGGAGCAAATGAAGGTCGGATCCGAGATCGCTAAAAACGTCGGAACGACGCCGATGCCAACCGGAACAATGGGAGGGGCAAACGCTGCGCCGAACGTAGGAGGAGCACTGTAACATGAAGAAAATTCCGGAGGCGTTCGCGCCCGCTACCTGGGAGGTGGCGGACGTGATGGCTGTGCAAGCCTGCGTGGCGGGCACCGCTACACCAGAGCAACAACAACGGGCGATCGATTGGATCGTCTACCGCGCAGCAAACACCGATGAAGTTGAGTACCGACCGGACGAACGCGATCACGTATTCGCCTCTGGTCGACGATTCGTCGGCCTGCAGATTCGCAAACTGATGGCTTTGAAACCACAGGTATTTATGAAACAACAGATAGGAGGGTAACATGGCAACACCAGCACCAGCCGCACCAACGACATTGTTAAACACCGAGGAGCCAAATGCTACGACGCAGCCAGCAGCAACGACAGAGACGACGAACACAGCACCTGCTGAAGCAGACAGTTCACCAAAACCTACAGACGCCCCATCAACAGACGCAAGCGGCGCAGGAGACGGCGAACCGGATAGTAAACAACCTATCGCTGAAGACTGGGACGCCATGCGAACCCGACTCGCGAAAGGCGATGATAAGTTACTCAAACGGTTGTCTCGTTACTCGACGTTAGACGAGTATATACGTGCCGGATACGAAGCCCAGAATAAGCTCAGTTCGATAAAAGCAAACTCAGCCCCGGGCAAGGACGCAACACCAGAGGAGATCGCTGAATATCGTAAGGCAAACGGTATCCCCGAGGAGGCTACCGGTTATGACGTAGCGCTTCCTGATGGTCTGGTACTGGGCGAGAACGACAGGCCGATCGCCGAAAAGTTCATGAGTGTGGCACATAAAAATAATTTACCAAATGCTGTAGTGAACGATATCATCGCAGAGCACCTTAGGGTGCAGGAGGAAATCGTCGCACAACAACAGGAGGCCGACGCGCAGATGTACGAGCAGACGCTCGAGACGTTGCGCAGCCCCGATGTGTGGGGGAGTGAATTCGTAAAAAACCGCAATATGGTTATCAACCTGCTGAACGAAGCGCCGCCAGGTGTCGGGGATTTGATACAGGGCGCGAGACTACCAGACGGTAGCGCACTCGCCAACAACGCCGAGGTGTTGGTATGGCTGAACAGCCTTGCACGTAAGGTTAACCCAACAGCCACGTTGACAGACGGCAACAGATCGATGCCGACAGACCAGATCGAGAACGAGATGTCGCAACTCACGAAGATGATGGGCGACAGTAATTCCGAATACTGGAAAGGCCCGTTGGCAGAGAAACATCAGAATCGCTACCGCGAATTGGTAACCGCCTTGCAAGGCACGAACAGATAAGGTACCATGGCGGTTCAATGTTTCATTTTTTTCCTGTGATTGAGTAGTTGGTCTTCGCCCCTGGTTTTTCAGGGGCTTTTTTTGTTGCAAATAAAATACAGTTGTGGTAGATTCGCCGTAATATTAAGTGAAGGCCCTGTGTAGGCTGCTTCCGACACCCTCCTTCCGGAGCCCGGAAAGCGCCGAGAGGCACCCCCGAAACTTGATCGAGTAGTACTTTTACTTTATCAATTTTTTATAGGAGTGCCTGATAATGGCTGAATCCGCATTTCAGATTCAATACCGGCAAGAGTTCATCGCCGGGTTTGAACAAACACAATCCCTAGTTCGAGATACCGTAACAACCGAAGCCGTCATTAGCGGCAATCAAGCGACCTTCTTGGTTGCAGATTCCGGTGACGCAACCGCAGTGACTCGTGGCCTTAACGGTCTGATTCCTGGCCGTGCAGACAACCTGAACCAAAACACCGCGACTCTGGTTGAATGGCACGACAAGCCAACGAAGACGAACTTTAACATCTTCGCATCGCAAGGCAATCAGCGCCAAATCATGCAGTACACCTCTATGGCCGTGATGAACCGCAGATTAGATTCGGACATCATCAACGAGCTGAACGGTGGCAGCGTTACTCAAGATACCGGCGCGGCTGCGCAAGCCTCTCTGGATTTGACTATGTACGCACTGACGATCCTGGGCAACAACGCGGTTCCGCTGGACGGCAACGTCAGCGCGCTGATCACCCCAGCCTTCTGGGCGTACCTGATGCAAACCAAAGAGTTCACCAATGCGGAATACGTGAACAACAAGCCGTTTACCAACAGCTTGACCATGTTCCGTTGGGCGAACGTCAACTGGATCGTGCATCCAAACCTACCGGGTAAAGGTACCAGCGCTGAGAAGTGCTTTATGTACCACAAATCCGCCATCGGCCACGCTATCGACAAGGGCGGTATCCAGTCGAAAGTCGGGTACAACGAAGAGCATGACTATTCATGGGCTTTGTGTACAGCGTACATGGGCGCGAAACTGTTGCAGGCTGAAGGTGCCGTGATCATCAATCACGACGGCTCTGGCTACGCTGCTCAGTAATCCGGTCAACGAACATAGGAGTATTTAAAAATGGCATACGCAGCAACTGATCCTTTGATCTGCATGACAAACGCCGCAATTGGAGGCTCTGGCCCCCGCTTGTGGTATCACGAATCGGCTGACGCATTGGCCGCTGTTAACACCTCCGGTTTTATTACCGACGGGGGTAGCAAGGGCTTACGTGTGGGCGATCTGGTGTGGCACCGCGACACTCAGGCTAACGGCGACATCAGCATGCACTACGTTGTGACAGTGAGCTCGACCTATCCAGGCGCAGTCGATCTGTCAGATGGTACGGCGATCTGTGAAACCGCTAACGCTGACTAAGGTTGACCCAACCTTAAATTGGTGACAAAATTAAGGGGTTGCGGTATCCACTGCAACCCCTTAAATTTTAGGAGATTCACATGCCGGAAATGAAATTATTGCCAAACCAGCTTAAAGAAGCCGCGTATCAAAGAACTGTATTCTCTGCAACACCCGCCGTAGGTACCACCAAAGAAGACATTTTGAACAATGAATACTGGACGCACGTAGCGCGAAAGGTGCAACCGGGTAGCCTGATCGAGGTAACTCCTGAAGATCTCAGCTTTTACGCATTGCTGATAGTAACCTGGGTAGGCCACTTTGATTTGCGCGTCAAGTTATTGAATTACGTAGAGCTCACCGAGGAAGACGGGGAACTCGCAAAGGGAGCGGACTACACACCGGTTTGGCGTCAAGGGCGAAAATGGTGTGTTCTCCGAGTTAAGGATAATGTTATAATCGCGGAAAACCTACCCACCAAAAAAGAAGCGCTGGTGTGGATAGCTGACCGCGAGACTAGCCAAATGACAGGGCAATAAACTTATGGCCACAAAACTAGGGGTATGGAACGCAGCGCTAGGCGCACTCGGTCTGCGCATGGTCACCGCGTCGCAGGTGACAACGCCGAATGATGAACCGAGCAGGGTTCTCGACGAAAACTACGACCGAGCGGTGCTATACTGCCTAGAACAAGGCCATTGGAAATTCGCATCTGTTACGGAGGAACTCACGGCATCTCTAACAGAGGTGCCGACCTTCGGGTACACAAACGCATTCGCAAAACCGGCGAACTATGTCCGCCTGAACCGCATCGCCACCGACGAATATTTCAACTCCCCTCTGTCGCAATTCGACGATAGAGGAGCGTTCTGGTACGCGGAGGAAGACACCCTATACGTCGACTATGTTTCCAGTGAGGAGACCGAGAGAGGTTTGTACCTCGCCGGTTGGCCGTCGACCTTCGAAGATTATGTGGCGCTACACTTAGCGCATAAAGTTTCACGCCGCCTGCAGCCCGACAAGGAAGACGATGTGGAGGCCAAAGCCGCGAGGGCTAAACTCAACGCCTTGGCAAAAGACGCCGTCCTGGGGCCAACGCAATTCCTGCCCCCAGGCCGGTGGTCTTACGCACGCAGCGGGGTAAGAAAACCACGACATTCAAACAGCTCACTGTATGGCAGCTAGGGACTACCAAATCGCCTTTAATCGAGGCGTCGTAGATAAGAAAGCCACCGTTCGGGGCGATGTTAAGCGCATCGCTATGAGTGCGGAACAGCAGATGAACTGGGTGCCCCAAGCCCTCGGAGCGATGACGCTCCGACCCGGGTGGGAATACCTCGGGGCTCTCGCCACCACCTCCGGCGCAGTAAAACTAATACCTTTCATCTTCTCGGTTACCGACACCGCGCTGGTCGAGGTGACGGATGAGAAACTACGTTTCTGGGTGGACGAGGCACTGGTGACTAGAACTTCTGTCGCTACAGCGTTTACCAACGGTAACTTCGACACCAATTTGACCGGGTGGACCGACAACGACGAGGGCGTCGACGCAATATCCGACTGGTATACCGGTGGGTATATGCGGCTTACGGGAGGGGGTGCAAACGGTGCGAAACGTTCTCAGACGTTGACTATCGGAGCCCCGGATCAGAATGTAGAGCACGCGATACGAATAGTTGTGTCAGCCGGATCTTGCCTGATCCGTGTCGGCAGTACTACCGACCTCGACGATTATATTACCGAAACCGAATTAGGACAGGGAACGCATTCCTTAGCGTTCACCCCAACCGGCGGTTCGGCCTACGTGCACCTGATCAATCGCAAGACGGTATACTGCCTGGTCGATTCCGTCGCAATCGAGGGCGCTGGCGTGATGTCTATCACCACAGGACTGCTACCAGAGGAGACGCTCGACGAGGTGCGCTATGTACAGTCGGGTGACATATTGTTCATCGCCCGTGGTACGACACGACCTCCCGTCAAAATCGAACGCCGCAGCGCGACCTCCTGGTCGGTTGTGTTCTATTACAGCGAAGACGGGCCTTTTATGCCCGCCAACGTTACCGGCACTACGATAACGCCTTCGGCGATCGTATCGTCAGCGGCAGCGCCAACGATAACACTGACCGCGTCAAAAGGCATCTTCAAATCGACGAACATAGGATCCTTATACCGGCTGACATCTAAAGGGCAGACGGTATTCGCGGACAATGCCGCTGCGGCAGCAACCTCGACGGACTCGATACGAGTCTTCGGTATCACCACCGGCAGGACTTTTACAATCACCTTGACCGGTACAGGTTTCACCGGAACCGTCGATCTCGAACAATCTGTCGGCGAAGAGGGGTCGTGGACGGTAATCGATTCGTGGACAGCAGATACTAACGAGACATACAACGACGGATTAGATAATCAGGTTGTGTATTACAGGCTGACACTCAGCGCGTATACAGCGGGCAGTATCGACATGACGTTGACCTATTCTACAGGGTCGATTACGGGAATCGCCAAGGTCGTAGCGTACACAAGCCCGACAGTCGTCACCGCAGTGGTGCTCACGGATCTCGGATCCGTCGAGGCGACAGATGACTGGGCCGAAGGTTCCTGGTCAGAGCGGAGGGGCTACCCTTCGGCAGTGGCGATATATCAATCCCGGCTGTATTGGGCAGGAAAAGACAAGGTCTGGGGTTCGGCAGTAGATAACTACTACAGCTTCACCGACATCGAGGAAGGTGATGCCACCCCGATATCCCGCAGCATCGGCAGCGGGCCAGTCGATTCTATAAACTGGCTAATGCCAACGAGACAACTGATCGTCGGAGCACAGGGCGCGGAGATAATAGCTCGTTCGAATTCCCTCGACGAACCCCTCACCCCTTCGAATTTTAATCTTAAAGAGTACAGCACGAACGGCTCCGCACCGGTCGACCCAATGAAGGTAGACACGTTGGCATTCTTTGTAGATCGTAGCCGCCGGAGAGTATTTCAGATCGACGCTTCCGCTGACATGGGCGCGGAGACAAATGAGCTAACCATACTAGCGCCAGAGTTGTGCTATCCAAGCATAATACGCACCGCTGTTCAGAGGAGACCTGAGACGCGGCTTTATATGCTGCTCTGCACCGGCACGGTTGTTGTGTGCACCTTTGACCGCGCAGAGGAGGTCAAAGCTTTCTGGACTATAGAAACCTTGGGACTGGTCGAGGACATAGCAGTAATCCCAGGGAACTGCGGGGAGGATCTGGTGTATTTCGCCGTTGCGAGAGAGGTGAACGGATCGATCGTGCGATACCTAGAACGTTCGGCAAAAATGACGGAGGCACGCGGCGGAGCTATATGTAAGATCATGGATTCGTTCAAGGAATACAGTGGTGCTTCGACAGTAACCATAACCGGGTTGAGCCACCTCGAGGGCGAGTCTGTGGTCGTGTGGGGGAACAATAAAGATTTGGGCACGTACACGGTAGCCAGCGCGTCGATAACACTCTCGGAATATGTAACCAGCGCCTACGTCGGGCTGCCATATCATGCGATGTTTGTCAGCAACAAACTAGGTTTCTCGACAATAGGCATACCAGCACTAGGGCCTAATACCAGGGTGTCGGATTTGTCCCTGATACTGGTTGATACCGATGCAGATGGACTAGAACACGGAACGGACGAGGATCATCTCGATGGGTTGCCGACAGTCGACGAGGGTACCGATACAGCCACGGGGTACTTGTGGGATTATTACGACTACCCACCCGTTCCGGTAAATGGTTCGGTGAGCAACAACACAAGATTGTATTTGAAAGCGACGGCTCCAAGACCTTGTACGGTATTGGCGGCGAATGCTAAAGTGGAGGGATTCTGATGCTGACAGTGAAGAACGCGGACAATCATGATGCTGTAAGATTCTTCGGACAGAATCTACCGTTCTCTTTTAGAGGAATCACTGTGTTGGAGGACGATACACCGATCGCTATGGCGGGCGTGTACAACTATTGCGGAAAACGGGTGG